AACCGGAAGACCATTTCCTGGGTCAGATACAGCGTCTCTAACAGCATCAATCTTCTTCTGCATATTCTCGATCTCAAGCTGTTCAGCCTGTGTTGATGGATTGTTCATTGACAATGTGAAGTTGGTCAACTCATCCTCGAAACCAAGAAGGAAGAGGTGTATGGTTGCAACCTTCGTCAATTCCATCAAGAATGCCTGTTGAATCCTGTTAACAGTTCTCGTAAACCTAATGTCCATAAGTGCGAGGTTTTTACCGTCACCAGCAGCCTCGTCGAAGTTAAGGAATGTCCTAGGTATCCTAAGTGCTGTTAATACCTTACCCTGTACAAACTTAATGTCATCAAGTGCTGTCATGTTCTGTGCAGCAGACAATGTATCGATAGGTGTAGGCGCATTTTCGTCACGAACCGGGATGAAAATATCTTGGTCAACTGACAATATGTTCTTTCTCAAATCAACCTGTCCTGTGATAGGATCTATGATAGGTGTTCTCTTGAATTCATTTGCAATTTGTTCAACATATGCAGGCACGTCAGCATCATCAATAGCACCAACGAAAATCTTATACACACGTCTTTCAATTGAACGTTCAAGACGATATATAAGCATCATATCTTCCATGAGTGACAACATTCTCCAGTGCCTACGTGCAGCATTCAAATATGATACACCATAAGGAAGATAGAGTGAATTGGTAAGCAATCTGAAGTGTGCAATCTGCCAATCACGGAATGGAATTTGTTCCTGGTTTTCCTCAATCCATATGAATTGTGTTGACAAGTCTTTATCCTCCATTTCAGCACCATTGACGGCTATTGACATACCATATCCATAAGGATTCTGTATACCATTTTCAATTCTCTCAACGTTGAATACTGGCAACTGTTTCCACCCCTTAACACCATTCTTATGATCGATGTCGAGAAGCATAAATTGGTTTCCGTACTTACACATTGCACGGATAATCATCTGTCCTGTAAGTTGAATGTTAAGCCTGTTCACAAATAAATCCTCAAGAATGTTCTTGATTCTATCTGATTTTGAGTAAACATTCACAACCATTCCCTTATCGTTAACAATGGTACTCTCCTCAGATACAATATCGAGGGCAGCACCTATTTCTGGGAACGCATCCATTAGATCTGCATCACGATACATCAACTTGATATTATTCAAGCCGGAATAAGCAGATACAGACAGGTTGACGTTAGCTTTTACCCATCTGTCCCTAATGAATTTATCCTGCTGCAATTCCAGTTTCTTCTGCAAATAATCCTCTTTGCTGGATGTCCTGTAGATGACAGTGTTGTCCGGCTTACTCATGTCGTATTTATTAACGTGAGGTATCGCTGGTTCTGTTGGTGACTTCCAGTTGCCAGATATTGCATTGTCAAGTGCCTGGAATACTGTTGGTTTCTTTTTAGCCATTATTATATACTTTTATTATTAAAATATAATTTTTTCTATGTTTTTATAAATAGTTTAATATTTTATAAGGTTATTTGAAATCCATTCTAACATTTTAGGCACAGTATAGTTATCTTTTTTGAAAACTAATTTGTTGTTAGCATTATATATTTCGCAATATCCGTGAGAAATCTTAAACCTACAAACGAAACTAGAGACTGAATTTATATCAAAAATACATTCATTTGGTGAAAATTGTTCATTATTTTTTCTATCGCCATGATGAGTTACCATAACGCCACTACCAACAAAAACAACACCCTCCGCTCCATAGTTCAGATATTTACCATAATTTTCTGCGTAGTCGTTAAATTCATATGCAAATCCATAATTACCATTATTTTTGTTGCCATAAGTCCAAGCTAGATTATTTAAATACTGCCCATACTTAAACCCATTCAGCAAGATACTTTCAGCATCCCCATCGTTGTGACATTTGTGAATTAACACTTTGTTTATGAATGGCTTTTTATAGTTCAACGTAACGTTATCTGGAATCTCTGCATATGTATGATAAATCCTAGAATCATCACGATACCTCCTTGGCCATCTGTTTATTGTATTTTTTACATAGTACCCAAAACGTTTATCTATTGGTAGATTTAACTTCTCTATATAATATGACATTGAATATTCTGAATTATTATCAGCGACATCAACCAAGTCATAATAATAATCCTCGTCCTCAGTATTAGGACTTATATGTAACAGATAATTCAGATAGTAAGTAGGAAATACGTTTGCTAATGTCTTCAATGTTTTATCATCCATATGGACAATGTTCTTGAGGTGATTTTTTAATTCACCATTTTTGTTTGTCCAAGTTTCCAAAACTAGACACCTATCAAATTGGCTCTCTTTTATACTTATTGTTTTCATAACTATAAATATCACTTGTACCCGCCAAACATCCACATATAGTTTCCGAATGCTGTGCTGTTATATGATTTCATCTTGTCTGCCTTATAGAATGGTAAACCAGTACCAGGTGTCATATTTCTTCCACTACCTATCTTAGGTCTATTCACCTTGAATGAGTTTGTCATCATGTAAGCGTTCAATATGGCTTTGTCCTTGTTAATTGTACTCTGTAGCCTGTTGAAAGAGTATTGCATAACAAACAGACCCATTGCAAGAGACGTGATCGTGTCATCGTGAGCACCATCCATATGATCCATTCTAGCATTATCACCTTTAAATATCCATGTGTCAAGTTCGTTGATAACTCTTGCAGATCTAATCTTAAATTCATTATTTCTCACAAGACCAGCAAAGTTAGCCAATACAGGGTATCTGTTACCTTGGAAGTGGAAACCAGGAAGTTTATCTGTATAACTGTCGTATACTTTCGTAGCCCTCTGCAACATATATGTCTTCTGATTCATATCCTCATAGTACATATTCTTGTATCCCATCTGAAGCATTGTGATAATTGCAGCATCACCCTGTCCACCAGTGGCATCAACCACAACGAAAGCGTCGTTATACATCGTGGCATACTGATATGCAATAGCACCAATATCATCACCAAGTTTCTTACCTACGTATTCTGCAACCTGTTCTATGATAGGCATACCATCCTCATCCCTACCATCCATATCAATAACCTCAATGGCAGTTCTATCTGCTGCTGTGCCCCTTGAAGGGTCAACAGAACAAATATATCTGTGACCCTCAATAGGCATCTTCCAGAACCATGTTTCTTCTACCAGGGGATCTTTGAAATCGTCAAGAGGTTCTCTAACATTAAGTTTTTCTTGCATTTCAATGAACTCTGGTGCGATAACATTGTCATTAGAACCCATAAATGATACGTCAAGCTCCTGTGCAATCTTCATTGAGTCATTGTTGAACTGCTTACACATTTCATCGTACCAAGGTGCATCTGGTTTCCATCCACTATGTTCGAGTTTTGCCCAACGCTCCTCATCATACTTCACACTTCCCTCGCCGTCTACTATAGGGTCTTGATCGAACATCCATTCACCAGTTTCCTCGTTCTTCTTTTTCCACACTAGATACTTGTTGAATCGTGGATCTTGATACCAACGGAACTGTACTGCCACAAAGTTATTCTCGTGACTTAAAGCCTGTCTGTAAGTATTGTAGTACAACTCATCCTTACCATTAGGCGTTGACACCATAACAGTCTTAGAATTAGGGTTAGAAGCCATAGTTGCAGCAGCTGTGGTAAATGCAGCTACACCCTCCTCGATAAACGCAGCCTCGTCAAGTATAAGTACTGATACAGCAGAAATACCACGAGATGCATTAGGACCTGATGCACGTGCTATAACTCTACAGCCATTAAACAACTTCAACTCACCCTTTGCGTCCTTTTCAAATATACTCTTTATATTCTTCTCAGAATTTGGATCTGGAGAGAAATATTCATCACCCCAGTACCACCTTGGAACTTGTTCCAGGAAGTCACGTACCTTGATAATGATTTCCTGTGCCTGCTCAAGTTTGTTTGCAATACAAAGTATTGTCTCCGGTGCGTCCTTTGGGGCAAAAGCACACTGTGCAGCAGCCCAAGCACTTGATAAAGTGGTGATACCACACTGTCTTGGCTTAACTGCTACGACGTTTCTATTCTCAGACAATGCCTTGAGAAATGCTCTCTGCCTTGGGAAACAATGAAACTGTGTCTTCTTTCCCTTGATAGCATTGAATGTACTAAAATACTTCTCTATAAAGGTGATCCTGGACTTGTCAGCGTAACAAGTCGCATAATCAATCGCCATTTCTTGCCTGTTGTATATCATAGTTGTAACGTTCTAAATTTTAATAAATATAACATTAAAAATAAAAAATGAGGTAATTAAGTAAAATTACCTCATTATTCCGTTTCAGTTATAACATTACTATCTTCTTCACCGTCAATGTCATAACTGTCAAGTTCTGAAGCAGTGAAATAACTGTCAGCAATCACAGCCCTGTCCATATTTCTTGCATTTACTCTGTTCTTAAACTTCTGATAACCGTCGTTATATTTCGATTTCTTAATGATCGCATTCATTAATTCATCACCTTTCTCAGTGCCCATGAACAACTCCTTCATAGCGACATTAAATTCCTCTGTAGGGAGTTGTACAAGTTCCATAAAGATGTATGGTATTATATTGGTGTCGTCAGCAAGTTCCATCCTGTCGAATATTAACTGCCACAACTTTACACCAAACCTCATATCCCAAGGCTCTGCAAGAAGGAAATCAGCTTTACTGATAATGTATTTTGCCTTCTCTTTATCACGTGGTAAACCATACACTGAGAATAATTCAAAGAACCCTTTTATTGCGTCGTGAAGCATAAGCGGAAATATAATACCCTGCGCCTCTATTGTACTCTTCTTACCATTAAAACCGACGTGTACCTCAACGAATGAACCCTGCATTGGATGGAAATCATCGATCTTCTCCTTTGTTATAAATGTCAGATATGAGTTCAACGTCATGATCTGATCATATAATTCAACTAGTTGTGGATTCAATTTGTTTAAATCTTCTAGATACAGAGTTTTCATACTGGTATAGTACTCAGCAGCACCCATAATAAGTGAATTGATGAGTCTCCTCTTTGCCACAGCACCCTTTGACAATTCAAAGTCTG